AGCTACTTACATGAGTTTTTCGCTAAACCTGTGACTACTTTAAAACCGAGTGAGCAATTAGAGTTATTGAAAATTTACAAGCGAGTATTCAATAGCAACCAAGAAGCGACTAATTGTACTTCATGTTGGATTAAAATCATTCAAGAACTTAAAAGCGTTTACAATGAATATAAAGACTAATATTATAGCGTTACTACTTTTAGCCTCATGTAAGAAAGAAGTTGAAGTAAAAGAGCAACCAACTTGCGATTGCTACGAAAGACACGAAGTGAAAATGCCTGTACAAGGTGGATTTGAGTTTCAATTAGACTACAACACATCTCTGTTCAAAGATTTCTGTTCAAAAGAAATGGGTCAATGGATATACACAGGAAACGCAAGTCAATACAGATACAAGACAATTTGTAATTGAATAAACAAAAAAAAATCAATGGCTGGAAAAGGTGGAGCAAGAGAGGGAGCTGGTCGCAAACCTGTTGCAGAAGAAAAGAAAATTACTGAATTAATAGTCAAAGCACTTAAAGGGGTTCATTCAGTTGAAACGGATGAGGAAGCTAAGATTAAATTTATTGGCGATTTGTATTCTACTCAAAGAGGTCAAATATTTTTAGCAGAACACTTATTTGGTAAACCAAAAGAAACGATTGATACAACGCACACGATTAACAACTTTGAGTTAAAAGATATATTTAGCTTTGATAGTTCTAAATGATAAATTCAAACCATTATTTAATTCGACTGCTCGTTACTACATTATAACGGGTGGTCGTGGTTCTTCAAAATCATTTGCTTTAAATACATTCGCTTCACTACTATCTTACGAAGCAAATACTAAGATTCTTTTCACAAGGCACACAATGACAAGTGCGCATATTTCAATTATTCCAGAGTTCAAGGAAAAGATTGAATTAATGCAACGTGAAAGCGATTTTCTAATTAACAAAACAGAAATTTATAACAAATTATCAGGTAGTGAGATCCTATTTCGTGGAATAAAAACGAGTTCAGGAGACCAAACAGCCAACCTTAAATCATTGCAAGGAATAACGGATTGGATAGTTGACGAAGCGGAAGAATTAACAGACGAAAATACCTTTGATAAAATCAATTTGTCAATCCGAAGCAACAAGAAACAAAACCGAGTAATCTTAATTCTAAATCCAGCAACTAAGGAACATTGGATCTATAAGAAATTCTTTGAAGAAAAGGGAGTAAGAGAGGGGTTTAATGGAACTATTGGAGATACTACTTACATACATACTACCTATCTAGACAATATTAAGCATTTGCCCGAATCGTTTGTTCACGAGATAGAGCAAATGAAAGTTAAGCACCCGAATAAGTATAAACATCAAATACTAGGTGGGTGGCTAGACAAAGCAGAAGGAGTTATCTTTACAAATTGGTCAATCGGAAAATTTCAAAACGTAGGTACTTCGGTATTTGGGCAGGATTTTGGATTTAGCAATGACCCCACTACACTGGTTGAAACGTCAATCGACAAAGCAAATAAGAAAATCTACTGCAAATTACACTACTATAAAACACACCTTACAACGAGCGATATTCTAAAACTTAATACAACCTATGCAGGGAATAGTTTAATCGTAGCAGATAGCGCAGAGCCACGATTAATTACAGAACTACAAACTAAACTTAACATCGTTGGGGCAGTCAAAGGTCAGGATTCTGTTATTTACGGAATTTCTTTACTTCAAGACTATGAATTAATCATTGACCCCGAAAGCATAGAAATGATTAAGGAGTTAAATAATTATTGTTGGTTAGAACGTAAAAGCAAAACTCCGATTGATATGTACAACCACACTTTAGATGCGTTACGTTATGCAGTTAGTTACCAATTAAGCGGTGGAATAAGTAGTAAGGTTTACGTTTACTAGGGATACAAAAAAACAAATTAAAAGTCTATAAAATATGAATATCGAAATCAATTTACCAAGCGATTTAAGTGAAATTACATTAGTTCAGTACCAAGAATTTATCAAGGCAACTGAAAATAATACAGATATTGAATTTTTGCATCAAAAAGTAGTTTCTTTATTTTGCAATATACCAATGCAAAATGTTCAATTTATGAAATTTAGCGATGTTTCTGATATTGTTTCACACATTGAATCATTATTTAACAAGAGCAACCACAAGTTTATCAATCGTTTTAAGCTAGGAAATACAGATTTCGGATTCATCACAAATATTGAAGAAATTACAAGCGGTGAATACATAGATTTGGAGAATAATTTAAAGGATATTTCCAATTTGCACAAAGCAATGGCGGTAATGTTTAGACCTATTGTAAAGGAGAAAAAGAACTTTTATGATATTGAACCTTATGTTAGTGCTAACAATTACGCAGAAGTAATGAAACACGCACCACTAGATGTTGTATTAGGTGCAAAGGTTTTTTTTTGGAATTTAGAGATAGAATTATTAACGCATTCCCTAACTTATTTAAAAAAACAGTTGGAGAGCAAGACAATGATTTCAGCATTGAAAGTCAATTCAGCGACAAGTGGGGATGGTATATCTCAATCCATAAACTTGCTCAGGGAGACATTAGAAGATTCGGTGAAATCACGAAATTACCGATTCTTAAATGTTTGACTTTTTTAGATTATGAACACGACAAAGCAAGAGTAGAAGAATCGCAATGGAAAAGAGCCAAGAATTAGAAAATGTAAGAATAGAGCTAACTAAGTTTCGGGATGATGTTATTCGTGAAAGCAGAAGCAACCTTAAAACGATGCGCAAAGATACATTTGGCAAACTTTCTAAATCTCTTAAAGGAAATATTAAGGTGTCTAAAAACTCGTTTGAGTTTGATTTTGCAATGGAAGAATACGGATTGTATCAAGACAAAGGAGTAAGTGGTACAAAGAAAAAATACAACACACCTTATAAGTACACCGATAAAATGCCACCTACAAAGGCACTCGATAAATGGATAGTCAAAAAAGGTTTGGCCCCACGAAATGAAAATGGGCAATTACTTTCTAGGAAAGGATTAAAATTTGCAATCGCTAGAAAGATTTATATTAAAGGAATAAAGCCTAGTTTATTTTTCACAAAACCATTTGAAAAGTATTATAAGAAACTACCAAACCAACTGATAGAAAAGTACGGATTGGATTTAGATAAATTTATGGAATTTTCACTTAAAGATTTAAAATAATGCCAAATATTATAAACGCTAGAAGTCCTTATATTATTTCAGTTGATGAAATAGGAAGTGCATCAACAAGAATAGATGTTTACCTTTGGAATGGTATAGGTTCTGTTCCATCGAATCCTACTTATAAACTTTCAAAGGCTGTTCCAAGTTTGTATAACGCACTTTGTCAATATAACATTGCTCCTTATGTTAGTGAATTTATAAATCATGCGATAAGACAAAATGTTTATCCAGTTTATCCAACTACCACTCCAAATTCACAATGGTGCAACGTTCAAGTTAAAAGGTATGCGGATGGAACCTTATTAAGTACTACGGATTATTTTGGTGTCGATGGTTACGGTTATTATTCACAAGGACAAAATCCTATTAATGGGGATTATTTATTGGATGAGGGAACTTATTACTATCCTTATGACATAACTATTGACCCAGCAATAAACAAATTAAGACAAGTTGGTCAATTTACATTGTTCGCAACAAGTGGACATACATTCAAGTATACAAATCTTTCAACTTTAGCAACAACTACGGGAACTTTTTCAAGCAGTAAATTATTTGATATTCCTTGTGTTATTTCAGCAAACATTGCATCAGGTAACAAGTTGGAAATTTTAAACGGGTCAACTGTTTTACATACATTAATTTTCAAACCTCAAACAGAATGTTATTATGAACCTATCACAATTGATTTCGTTAACAAATACGGTGCATGGCAAAGAACATTTATGTTTAAAGCAAGTTATAAAAGTTTAGATGTTAGTAACACGGAATACAATTTACTTCAATCGGATTTATTAAGTTATGACATCCTAGAGGGGCAAAGAAAGATATTTAATACCAACGGATTTGATAGAATTAAGATGAATAGCGGATGGGTTGATGCTAGTTATTCTGAGGTGTTAAGGCAATTAATTTTAAGCAACAGAATTTTGATTAATGATAGTCCAGCAATTTGTTTAACAAAAACTTTAGACATTCAGGATAGCTTAAATGTTAATCTCATCAATTATCAAATAGAATTTAAATACGCTTACGACACAATTAATTCAGTTATTTAATGAGAAAAGCACAGATTTACATTGAGGGAAAAAGATTGGAGTTGTTTGACGATGAACAAATAAAAGTTCAATCAAGTGTTCAAGACATTTTTAACATTGATACAAGCAAGACTGATTTCACACAATCATTTACTATTCCAGCGAGCGAGAACAACAACAAGATAATGCATCACTTCTACCAAAATGATGTTGATGTTTATAACGGGAATGTTTTAAATTACAATATTAGACGAAATGCAAGTATTGAAATTGATTTAGTTCCTTTTCGAACTGGTAAAATACAACTAGAGAAAGCAAGTATAATAAACGGTCAAGTTCAAAACTATCAAATTTGCTTTTATGGGGATTTGGTATCACTAAAAGATATTCTAGGAGAAACAAAGTTAAGCGAATTAGACTACTCTAGTTACACACATGTTTATAATGAATCAAATGTTATTGATAGATGCGTAAATAACACCGCTTATGATGTACGTTATCCTTTGATTACTTCTGGTCGTGTTTGGGATTACAACGGTCCAGATAATACAAAAAATATAGACGTTAACGCAGGTGCAATTAATGTAGGAGAGTTGTTTCCTGCTATTCGTATCAGTTCAATATTTCAATCAATAGAGTCTTATTTTGACATTACATTTAATTCATTATTTGCAAGCACAAAGAACTTTTATAACGCTTATTTATATCTAAAAAACAAAGATGTATTTTCATTTAAGACATCTCAAAAAATGATTTCATTTCAATCTAATACAAACGCTAATTATTTTGGTATTTCAGACGTTAAAATGGCTTCAATAGACAGTGTAGATGTAATAATAGAAAACGCTTTAGACTTAACTGTAACAACGAGTGTAACTACTCAAAATTACTACATTGATATTTACATTAATGGTCAATTAAGCACTACTATTACAGGACAAGGAAATACTACCTATAATAATGTTGTTTCTTTACAAGCTACTCAAATACTTCAATTTGTTCAGTATGTAACATTCAAAGTATATGCTGATATTTCTATGAATATTGATTTAGATGTTGCTTATAGACGTGCATCTTCAAGTTACGATGATTTTAGCGGTACATGGATAACTACTGACAATACATGGTATGGTTATTCATACACTACTGTATTAACGGGGAATTTAGATATTAACTCAAATATGCCTAACATGAAAGTTTATGACTTTATTGCAGGCATTTTAAAAGAGTTTAACATGGTTATTTATGGAAATGGCACAAACAGTTGGAAAGCCGAACCGCTAGAGGATTGGTATGCTTTAGGTAACACTTACGACATTACAGAATTTACAGATATTAGCACAATTGATATTGAAAGAGTAAAACTTTACAAAAAGATTTCATTTGAACATGAGAAAAGTGAATCATTCATGAATCGTACTTTTGCGGACAATTTTGCACGTGAGTATGGTAGTTTAGATTACGTTTTCCCTTATGATGGAGATGAATTAAATATTAAACTACCTTTTGAAAATATCTTATTTCAACAATTTGAAACAACGGGGATTCAAGTGGGTTATTGCCTAACTAAATTTCCTGACTACAAACCATACATCCCAAAACCAACGATTTTATATTTATACGATGAAGTTTTATGCGACCCGTTTAAATTTGAGTTAGGTAGTGGACACGTTACAAAGACAAGTTATTTGCCGTTTGGTCAAGACTTATTAAGTAATGGTATAAATTACTCATTGAACTTTGGAAACGATATTTCAAGTTTGTTAAATACAACTGTGCCAAATTCAAATTTCATGGTTTACTATTTCACGTATCTAAACAACTTATTTCAACAAAAGAATAGGATTACATACGTAAAAGCAAAGTTGCCTTTATGGATATTGATTGGACTAAAATTGAATGACAGATTAATCATTCGAGATAAGAGATACATCATTAATAACATGACTACAAACCTATCGAATACAGAAGTAGATTTGGTTTTGTTGAATGATTTTAGACCCGTAAATTTAAGAAAGTTTAAACCACTTGAAAAGAAGCCAGTAATTGTTTTTCCAATTGCTTTTCCAAATAAAGTTACAGAAGTAAATTTAAGTTGGACAGATACAGATTTAATAGTAAGTAAAAACGATTATACAACGGGGTTAAAATTAAATTCAGAGGGAAACATAGTGATTAACACAACTGCAACAAGGTCAAGTTTGATTGAAATAAATGCTGAATACAAATTCTCAAACGGACAACTAGAAAATTCAACTTTAATAATTTACGAGCCATGATAAAAAATATTATTGAATTATTACGACAATCGGAGTTTTACGGTTGTTCAGAAAACATAGATATTGCAAAAGGGATTAATTCTATTCCTAAAAACACAAAGGATTCAATTGATAAAATTAAAAGGAAATTAGCATGGAAAAGAAAGTAGTTCAATTAGAACTTGAAACTTCGGGGTTTGACCAAGTAGAACAACAAACAAAATCTTTAAAGGCACAGCTTCGGGAAGCACAAGCGGAGGTTGCACAATTAAGTGATAAATTCGGTGCAACCTCACAAGAAGCTATTAAGGCTGCGAAACGTGCAGCTGAATTAAAAGATGCTATTGGAGATGCAAAAGACTTAACAGATTCCTTTAATCCTGATGCTAAGTTTAATGCGTTAACACGTTCAATCGGTGGCGCAATGGATGGATTTTCCGCTTTTCAAGGTTCTTTAGGACTTATTGGAGTAGAAAGCCAAGATGTTGAAAAAATGATTCTCAAGGTTCAGTCCGCAATGGCGCTATCTCAAGGGTTACAAGGTTTACTAGAAGCGAAAGATTCGTTTAAACAATTAGGTGCTGTTATAAGTCAAACGGCTATTGGACAAAAAGCATTAACAGTTGCACAAATAGCAGGAGCAAGTGCTATGAAAGTTCTAAACACTGTAATGAAAGCTAATCCAATATTTTTAATTATTGGTGGTGTAACAGCATTAATTGGGGCATTTAAATATTTTACAAGTTCTACTGAAACAGCAGAAAAAGCAAATGAAAAATTAAATGTTTCACTTGAAAGACAATTACAACTAACTGAAATGTTAGCGAATGAATCTAAAAGGCGTAATGATAAAGCATTAGAATTATTAGAAGCGGAGGGGGCAAGTGAACAAGAGTTACATTTAAAAAAGTTGGACAACATGGCTATTGAAAAATACCAAAGAGACAACTTAATAAATTCAGAACTATACGCAATCAAAGAAAAAACAAAACTTTATAAAAAAGCATTAGAAGAAGAAAATTATGAAGTAGCAAAAACAATTCAAAGCGAATTAAAAGAACATCAAGGTAAATATAAGGAGTTAATTATAGCAAATAAAAACTATCATGATGACGTAAAAATTGAAAACACAAAATTTAGTAAATCCGAAATTGAGAAACAGAATAAAAAAATAGAAGAATCAAAACAAAAAGTTAAAGAAAGTAACGAAAAAGCAAAACAACAAAAGAAAGAAGCACTTGACAATATTAAAAAATTAGAAAATGAATATTTAATTAGTCTTAAATCAGAGCAAGAACAAGAAATTTTAGCAGTACAAGAAAAATATAAACAAGCGTTATTAGATGCTGATAAATATAAAAAAGATAAAACTCAAATATTATTAGCTCAAAAAAATGAAGAAAAATTAGTAAATGATAAATATGCAGAACTAAAAATTGAAAAAGCAAAAAAGACAGCAGAAGAACTAAAAGTTATTCAAGAAAAAGCAAATGAAGACTACATTCAAGCAATGGATGAACGCTTCGCTTTAGAAATGGAATTAACGTTAAACGAAGATGATAAAAAGAAACTAGCACTACAACAAGCATACGAAAAGCAAATAGCAATAGCTGGAGACGATGAGGGATTAATTAAACAAGCTACACAAAAATTACAAGACGAACTAAATAAAATTGATAAAGATTCAGCAGAAAAAAGAAAGGAAACAAAGAAACAAGAAATTTTAGCCGTTGCGCAAATAAGTGCGGATGCTTTGAACTTAATTGCTACAATAGCAGAAAATAACGCAGGTAAAGATTTAGCTAGACAAAAGAAAGCGTTTCAAGTTAGAAAGATTGCTAACATGGCACAAGCAACTATTGATGGAACAAAGGCGGTTTTATCCACTTATGCAGATACTCCAGGTGGTCCTGTAATTAAAGGAATAGCTGCAGGTTTAGCAGGTGCATTTGCATTAGCGCAAATAGCTAAAATATCAAAGGCAAAATTTGAGGGTGGCGGTCAAGTAGGTAATGATTCAATGAGTGGTGGCGGTGGTAGTGCAAACCAAACCATAACGAGTAGCGCACCTAGTTTTCAAATAGTAGGTAATGCAGGTGCAAATCCCTTAGCAAATTTAGGTGGCAATCCTATTAAAGCCTATGTTGTTTCTAGTGAAGTTACAACGGGTCAAGAATTGGACAGAAACCACATTAAAAATGCAACGTTTGGGTAATTTATAAGTCAATAGGTATGGCAAAGAAGAAAATAATTGAATTAGTTATCAATGAAAATGAAGATAACACAGGTATTAATGCCGTTTCAGTAGTTGAAAATCCCGCAATTGAGGAAAACTTTATTGCACTTTCAAAGCATGAAGTAGAACTCAAAGAGGTAAACGCAGAAAAGCGTATCTTAATGGGTGCTTCGCTTATTCCGAATAAAGAAATTTATCGCAAGGATGCACAAGGGAATGAATTTTACATTTATTTCTCAGAGGACACAGTAAGAAAAGCAAGTGAGTTATTTTTTATGAACTCAAACCAAAACAATGCTACTTACGAACATAGAGATAAGATTAACGGAATGACTGTTGTCGAAAGTTGGATAGTTGACAATCCCGAAATGGACAAATCTAAGGAGTACGGATTTAATTTTCCAAAAGGCACGTGGGTTATTTCAATGAAAGTTAATAACGACAAAGTTTGGGAAGATGTAAAGCTAGGTAAGGTAAAAGGATTCTCAATCGAGGGTTATTTCATTGACAAACTAGATTTAAGTTTAGTAGAAAGCGAGGAAGAAAAACAGTTAAAAGAAATAATTGAAATTTTAAAATCAATATAAAATGACACAAGAAGAAAGAATCATTAAAAAAGTTTACGATGCAAAGAAAGTTGAACTAGGAACACATAAAGTCGATTTAGGGTTGGTTGATGATTTTAATAAAATGTCAAACTCCTTTTTTACTCAAAGTCAAAAATTTGAAAATGCAGTTCAAAAAATAAAATCAAGTATAAAAGAAATGCAAACTCAATTTATTGAAGTTCAAAAAATTTCATCAGAAATAGATTCTAATTATCAAAAAGTTAGAAAATCAGCATCTGATTTAGGTGTATCAATTCCTGTTGAAGTAGAAAATGATTATAAAAGAGTTTTAGCATCATTAAAAAATGATTTAGCAACGTTTAAAACTTATAATAAATAATGGAAAAGACCAAAAGCAAAACAAGTCCAAAAGGCGGTAAGCGTGGATGCCTTTGTGATGACGGAAAATATAGAAGTGAATGTTGCAACGGAGATTTACAAAATCAAGGTATTGGAAGTCCATTAAACCAATCCGAAAGCGTTGTAATTAACACAACAGAGCCGACAACAACTATTCACACGCACTAAAAAGGTAACAATTAATAAATTCTAAAGTCAATAGATTATGGAAGCAAAAGAAGTAATTAAAAAACTAAAAACGATTCTAGGAATGGAAGTAAAACTAGAATCAATGATGTTAGCGGATGGACAAACAGTCTTAGAAGCTAATATGTTTGAAGCTGGACAAGAGGTATTTATCGTAACTACTGATGAGCAAATGATACCATTACCCGTTGGAGACTATGAACTTGAAAACGGTCAAGTGTTGGTAGTTACACAAGAGGGAATTATCGCTGAAATTAAAGACGTAGTGGAAGAAGAAGAAATGCCCGAAGCACCTGCAATGGAAGTACCAACAGAAGCAAGCGCAGAAGCACCAAAGTCAGCACCAAAGAAAACAGTTGAAACAACAACTAAAGAAACTCACTTTTCTAGTGAAGTAGTTGATGAATTGAAAGCTGAAATTCAAGCGTTAAAAACTGAATTAGCTTCTTTGAAAGAAGAAAAGGAAACTAAAGAAGTTGAACTTTCAGAGGAACTAGAACCTAAAAAAATAGAGTTTAATCCTGAAAACAAGCAAGAGAAATCAAATTTTCAATTTGGGTCTAACAAAATGGAAACGATTGAAGATAGAATTAGAAGAAAATTATTTAACTAACATTTTTAAAATTTAAGAAATGGCAACAACAACAAGTATTACTACCACTTACGCTGGTAAATTTTTGCAACAATACATCGCTACTGCGTTATTGTCTGCGCCAACTTTGGACAAACAATTGGTTACTATTAAACCAAATATTAAGTACAAAGAAGTTATTAAGAAAATCGCTACTGGTGGTCTATTAAAAGATGCGTCTTGTGATTTCACAGCGACAGGTTCAGTAACATTGACTGAAAGAATTTTGCAACCGAAAGAATTGCAAGTAAATCAACTATTGTGTAAGAAAGATTTTCATTCTGATTGGATGAGTGAAGAAATGGGTATTTCAGCTTATGATACATTGGCACCATCTTTCGCTGATTTTATCCTTGCTCGTTACGCTGCACAAGTAGCACAAGAAAATGAAATTTCTTTTTGGAGAGGTGCAACAGGTACAAGTGGACAATACGATGGAATTTGTACATTGATTGCTACTGATGCTTCATTACCAACTGCACAAGAGATTGCAGGTACAACGGTAACAGCTTCAAATGTAATTACAGAACTTCGTGAAATCGTTTCAGCTATTCCTGCTACAATCATTGCGAAAGAAGATATGTTCATTTATTTACCTGTAAATATGTACTACGCATATATCCAAGCATTGGGTGGATTTGGTGCAAGTGGATTAGGAGCGAATGGTGTTGGTGGACAAGGTACACAATGGTACTCAAACCAAGCGTTGTCAATTGACGGTGTTAAAATTGTATTGGCAGAGGGGTTAGCTTCTAACGTTGCAATCGCTGCGCAAAAATCAAACTTATTCTTTGGTACAGGATTAGTATCTGATATGAATACTGTGAAATTGATTGACACTTCTGAAACTTTAGGAGACGAGAATGTAAGAATCGTTATGAGAATGACAGGTTGCGCAAACTACGGTTATGCAGAAGAAATTGTTACTTACGGAATCACAAACTCCGCTAACTAATATTAACTAACTATTATAAAGGGTGGGTAAAATAACCTACCCTTTTTTATTTAAAATAACTTTAAAAATTAGAAATTATGTCATGTGATTTAGCAAGTGGAAGATTAGAACCATGCAAAGACAATGTAGGAGGTTTAGATGCTATCTATTTTATCAACTTCGGACAAGCACCGATGAATAACATTACAATTGATGCTTCGGATATGATTACGGCAGTTGTTGGCGTAACAAATCTTTACAAGTATGAATTGAAAGGTACAAACTCGTTTGACCAAGTAATTACTTCAAGTCGTGAAAATGGTACTACATTTGTTGAGCAGACTTTGTCAGTTATGCTTAAAAATCAAGATTCGACTACACACAAAGCGGTTAAAATGTTGTCTTACGGTAGACCTCAAATTGTGGTTAAAACTCGTACAAACAAATTCTTTTTAGCGGGTATGGAGTACGGAATGGAATTAACAACTGCAAATGTGTCAAGTGGTACAGTGATGGCAGATGCTCAAGGTTATACTTTGACTTTTGTAGGAACTGAAAAAATCCTTGCGAACTTCATTGATTGTGCAGATGAGCAAGCATTGGCTTTCTTATTTGATGAAGCTACAATTGTAACAGATTAATACTTTTAACTAATGATGAATAATGGCGTATCTTAATAGGTACGCTTTTTTTTTGAAACAAAATTGATTTAGAAAAGTCTATAAGTTATGATAGTTTTAAAAGAACTTAATACGGCTCAAACATTTTCTTGTACACCAAGACGAGCAATTTTTGATACTATTCAAATTCATAGTGAGGCAGAAAATACAACAGTAAACATAACAGAGTTTTTAAGCGTTGGAGTTGGTTATTATATTAACGTTACAGCGACTTTTGAACTACGTGAGGGATTTACGTACACCTTGAAACTTTTAAGCGATGGCGATGTAGTTTTTTACGATAAACTATTTTGTACAAATCAAGAAATAAATACTTTTAGCGTGAATAAAGACCAATACGTTACACACGCAACGACAAATAATTTCATAGTTATATGAGTGAATTAAATTCAAACATTAGAGTAATTGAATTAGCTAGTTACGAAGCACCAAAAATTACCGAATCAAAAAAAGACGATTGGGTAACGTTTGGAGATAACAACTCTTATTTTCAGTTTCTAATTGACAGATACAAGAATAGTACAACAAATAACGCTGTTATTAACAACATTACTCGTCTTATTTACGGGCGTGGTTTGAGTGCATTAGATGCTTCAAAAAAGCCAAATGAGTATGTTCAAATGATGAGTATTTTCAATCCGAATGAAATTAAAAAGATTGTTAGTGATTTAAAAATTTTCGGACAATGTGCTATTCAAGTTTCAAAGAGTAAAGGAAAGGTATTAAAAGCATTTCATATTCCCGTACAACTTTTAGCACCACAAAAATGCGATAAAAACGGACAAATTAACGCGTACTATTATTCGGATAATTGGGAAGATATTAAAAATTTCCCACCTAAGCCAATTCCAGCTTTTGGTACTTCAAAAGAAGATATTGAAATACTTTACATAAAGCCCTATTCAGTAGGTATGAAGTATTTTAGTTATTGCGATTATCAAGGTTGTATTCCTTATGCAAAACTAGAGGAAGAAATTAGCGATTATTTGATTAACGAGGTACAAAATGGATTTTCAGGTACTAAAGTTATCAATATCAACACAGGAAGCTATACGGAAGAACAGCAAGACGATGTTAGCAGACAAATTCTAAACAAGGTAACAGGCGCAAAAGGAAAAAAAGTTATCGTTTCGTTTGTACGTAACCAAGAACAAAAGACAACTATTGACGATGTACCGTTAAACGATGCACCGCAACATTATCAATATTTATCGGATGAATGCCGTAATAAAATAATGGTTGGACACAATGTTACAAGTCCTTTGATTTTCGGAATTACGTCAAGCAATGGTTTTTCAAGTAATGCAGATGAGTTGAAAAATAGCGTTATTCTCTTTGATAACATGGTTATTCGACCAATTCAAGACTTACTTACCGAAGCATTTGATCAAATATTGGCTGTTAACGGAATTTCTTTGAAACTTTATTTTAGAACGTTACAACCTTTAGAATTTACCGATCTCGAAAATGCACAAAGCGAAGAACAAGTAGCAGAAGAAACCGGTACGGAATTAAGCAAAGTAAATACAGAGTTAGAAGCGATTATTAACCAAGCAGAAGAATTAAGTGAGGGTTGGACAATAGTAGATGAACGTGATGTTGATGTTGAACTTGAAGAAGAACTAAACTTACAACTTATAAACGCTGAATTAAAACTAAGCGATAAAAATACGTTTTTAAGCAAGTTAATAAATCTAGTTAGTAGTGGAAGCCCTAAGCCTAATTTAAAAAGTACACAGGACAAAAAAGTAGGCGATTTAAAGTATTTCAAAGTTCGTTACAGATACACGGGAAACCCAAATCCTGATAGAGAATTTTGTAAAGCAATGATGAGCGCAAGCACTAGACTATTTAGAAAAGAAGATATTGATTTGATGAGTCAAAAATCGGTTAATCCAGGATTCGGAGAGGGTGGTGCGAAAACTTATGATATTTTCAGATTCAAAGGAGGTGCTAGATGCCACCACAAATGGCAACGAGTAACAATGATGCTAGACTTAACTAAAATGGAAAAAGGCTACCAAGACATAGGAACTAGAAGTGCGGAGATAAAAGGGTACAAAGTAACTAATCCTTACGAAGTTTCAATATATCCTAATAACCTACCTTTAAAGGGATTCAGTCCAAAGAATAAAAATTTACCTTCAGACGTAAAATAATGGCAGTACTACTTATAACACGAGATGACATTGTACGATTCACAGCGATGAATGGGAATGTTGACACAGACAAATTCATTCAGTATGTACTTATAGCACAAGACACGCATATTGAAACCTATTTAGGTACAAGATTATTAAGAAAGATTCAAACGGATATACAGAATGATAATTTGGCAACTCCTTATTTGGAACTTGTTAACGAATATATTAAACCGATGCTTATACATTGGGCGTTTGCTGAATATTTACCTTTTTCAGCTTATACGATAGCTAATAAGGGTGTTTATAAACATTCAAGTGAGAATGCAGTTAACGTGGAAAAAAACGAAGTTGATTATTTGGCAAGTAAAGCCGTTTCAATGGCACAACATTATACGGAAAGATTTATTTCTCACATGAATTTTTACTCTAGTCTATTCCCTGAATACAATACTAATTCAAATGGAGATGTTTACCCTAATTCAAATTCAAACTACTTAGGATGGGTGCTATAAAAAAACCAAAGATATACAAGCCAAAGGCTGAAAATGTAAAGAAGTTAATTATTTATTTGAATAAGCAGAAGAAAAATGACTGAATTTTACGATATTATCGGCAATTTAAAGACTGTTTTACAAGCACAACCATTTGTTAACACAGTTACAACGGGTGGACTTGAAGATGTTGATTTGAATAAACAGACTATTTTCCCACTTTCACACATCATTGTCAATTCGGCAATCCCAAAATCAAGTACAATCGTGTTCAATATTTCCATTATAGCTATGGATATAGTTGACGAAAGTAAAAGCGAGACAGATAATGTATTTGTAGGTAACGATAATGAGCAGGATGTTCTTAATCAACAGTTACAAGTCCTGAATCAGGTTTATCAACAGTTACGGCATGGTCAATTATTTAGTGAATTAATCCAAGTTGAAGTTGATCCTACTTGCGAACCTTTTACAGATAGATTTGAAAATAAGTTAGCAGGATGGACAATGACATTTGACGTTGAAGTACCAAACGAAATGACTATTTGCGGAACAGCTATCCCACCACATTGTGCAGATGCTTTTATACAAAATTCAGATGGTAGTTTTAGTGCAAATGTAGCAAGTGGAAGTACTTTGATTTTAGAAGACGTAAACATTACGGTTATTGACCAAAATGATCAAGAACTTGCAAACGTAAATATACCAAGCAATGTAGACCAACAAATAATAGTTGAAGTACCACCAATTGAAGTAAATGCAAATGTTTACAATAGTATAGAAGATTTAATAGTTGAGCAATTAGTAACTCCAACGAATCCAAACATTATAATTCCTGATACTGAAATAGTTTTAAAAAATAGTTTGGGGAGTATTATTTCAACAACTAATTTACCAAGTTCAGTAAGTTCAAGTTTAACAATTCCTGATGAAAATTACGACATATATGTAAATGGAACTTTTCAAAGTTCAGTATCTTTACCAAGTCAAGAAAACAATACTATTAATATTAATATCTAATGGCAACAACAACTATAAATATAAACTCATCAATAAAAGTAAATACTACTCCTATTGAATCGGGTGTAAATGGTCGTGTTTTATTTCAAGATACAGATAAGGTTAATCAATCTTCAAACTTATTTTGGAATAACACAAATTCTAGGCTATCCATAGGGATGGGAAATTCCCCACAAGCTAGAGTAGATATACTTTCACAAGGTGCGCTTTCAACCGATATTGCTTTTCGAGTTCAAAATTCAACAAATACATCTTCTATTTTCAAAATTACAGGAGATGGAAGAGTAACGAGTAAGGGTGTCAATCAAATATCAAGTAATGAAGCGTTTGGAGATTTTGTGTTTTCAAATACAGTAAGTGGAACAGGTAATTCTGCATTTACTACTTTTGCGTTATCTTCATTAACAACAGGTTCAGAAAACAATGCGTTTGGTAGAAGTGCTTTAGCAAACGTTACAACGGGAGGCAGAAATTCAGGATTTGGATTTCAGGTACTTGTTAATGGAAACGGAAATAGCACAGTAGGATTTGGATATAGATCAGGTGCAGTTTGGAGTGGTGGAAATGTTACAGCATTTAATCAATGCGTTTATTTAGGTAGCGAAATACAAGCAGGGAGCGCAACACCAACAAATGAGGTGGTCATAGGATTTGGAGCTATAGGACTAGGCAATAATACAGTTGTCTTAGGGAACAGTTCAATCGTTACAACACAATTAAGGGGAACAGTTAGATTCTCTTTGCAGTCAAGCGCACCAACAGGAGTAGAGGGTGCTATTTACTACGATTCAACAGCGAAAAAACACTACGGGTACAATGGTACATCATGGAATGCGTTATATTAATTAAAAAATAAAAGAAATGGGAGTTTTAATTCAAAGTACAGAACAATCGAATATCGTAATTAAAGGGACAGAAATTGAGTTGCCTAACGTTTATGGTAGAATAGAGTTTGCAGGTAGAGCAGACGGAAAGACAATGGAAATAGCAGTTACTACTTACGCTAGTAAAGAAGCGTTTAAACAGGATGCAAGTGTATTAACAACGAATGTTGCTCAAGGCAGTATAGTAGTTGAATTAGAAGATAACGAAAGTCAAAGTTTAGATACTGCTTTAGCTTACGTACAAAATGCTTATTCACAGTTAAATTTCGATACGGAAATAATTTAATTCGTAAATTTGCCTACTATGATGAACATTATTAACATATTCAAAACTTACGGAGGATTAGGTGTACTTTCTGTATGGCTTTTTTTTACCAATTCCAGAGTGGATAAACTCGAAAAAGAATTAAGCGATTGTAACAATTCAAAAATAGATATTTACAGAGAATTGACCAAGCCAAAAGTAGCCATTATAGACAATTTCAAGGTGGCAATTTTGCCGGGTAACGATAAAAAAAGAAAATATGAACTTAATTCAAAAATTTAAAGCTCCAACTCCCAAGAAGAATAAAATCATTGGTAGAGTTGCAACAATTGTAGCTGGTGCAGTTGGTACATTATTAACATTAGGTGTAGTAACAGCACCTTTAGGAGTCACTATTCTTACAATTACTGGAGCAGTAGCTTCTAGTGTGGCTGTAATTAATGGTGCAAAAGTTGAAGAAATAGAAAAATAGTTATATTTGCAATTTCATAAACACTTTTTTTGTTAGTTTAAACACCTCTTTTTGGGGTGTTTTTTTTATTTGTTAAATTATTTTACATATTTTGTGTGTATTAATATATTTTATGTATATTTGCATAAATTAATTAACGGTTTCGGGCTTGGCGAAGTTTTCGGAATTTAAAAATAAATATTATGATTACGAAAGAACAAATTACAGAAATATTAAATAACCACGCTGGTTATATTGACAGAAGCAGAACTGAACAAGCAGTTCATGAAGATAATTTTAATTATGTTGCAGACGAGATACTAAGTAAATTGAGCCAACATGATGTTATAAAAAACGAAGTTGCGGTTTGCTGTAAATGTTACTTAGGTCGCGGTTACATTTCTCTTTGTGAGAATTGCCTAAAAGCATTCACAAAAGCATGTTAGCAAACTGTTTTATAACGTATCGGTGCTATACGATGTGGCGGATTTTCAGCAGAAAGCCCAATACGAAGCCCCAAAGTTGAATTTAAAATAAATGTTTAATCGAAGCACAAATGTTCGGTTTAGCACCACACTTTAATAGATGCATAGGCGTTCAATTAACCACGAAACCCGCCATATTGCCTATGTGCTGTTATAGGTAGGGCTTCTCACAAAATTAAAGACAATGATGACACCAAAAGAAAAAGCAGATGAGCTATTCAGTAAAATGGATATGATAATTTACACTGACCAAGATAATTGGAAAAGCCAATGTATTAGATGCGCTTTGATAGCAGTTGAAGAAATACTGCAAGAAGTTCCAGAAGAAATATTAGACACTTATAAGGGTGAAATTAATTTTGTAGATAATGAAAGGTATGAATTTTGGCAAAATGTTAAATTAGAACTGGAACGGCTTTAGCCTTACCTATAACGTCCGAGTGCTTTGCGTTCGGGCGGGATTATTAACCACTAAAGCAAATTTGAAAAATGAAAGATGAATTAACCATAAATGTTCAATCGGAGCAAGTCGCCCCGCCTGACGCAAAACACTTGTTACCTGCCGTGCTTTTGGATGATGAAGGTTATCCAACGGAGGAGTGGCTGCAATACCTTAGAACCTATAAGCCTGATGAAAGTTTGCCTTTGCTTACGTTCGTGCAAATGGTGCTTGTTTATGGTTGGTATATGTCAGATTGGGGATTTGTTTTACACCGAAAATACAAAGGTAAACGTAAACTTGAATTACATACAGGCGGATGGAGCGGAAATGAAGAAACTATTGCAGCCATTAAATCGAATATGTGGCTTACTCACTTTCAAATGAGATATGTCATGTGGCGAACAGGTGGTCATTATTACTTTGAGTTGTCTGTCTGATAGCATAGCAGCTAACGTTTTGCAACTTGGCGAACCTAAACACGGTACGTTTTTTCGCCAAATTGCTGTTATGTATCAGTATGGCGAGTTTAACGAGAATAATAATTAAAAAAAGAAAAGATCGATGGAAAAAAAGAAAATAGCAATGTATGATTTAGAAGGTAATTTACTTGAAGTGTTAGAAGGTAATGGATTTTCAGATATAGCAAGACAAATAAAAATTAAATCTCCTTCTTGCATATCTAAGTGTGTAAAAGGAGAAATAATACAGTCACATTTTAGACAATTTAGAATTGTTAGTAATGACAATGTAATTGAAAAACTACCATCTGCTTATGGTTATAGTCAAGGAAATAAAAGGAATATAATTCATAAATTTTATAAAGGCAAGTATATTTGCACATATGAAAATATGTATGATGCTGAATATAAAACAGGAATTAAACAAAGTTATATTTCCTATGTATTATCTAATAAGAGAAAATCAGCAGGAGGATTTAATTGGTATAAAGCAGAATTATTTGAAACATTAATTTATATTGGAAAAATGGAAAATCCATTTAAAAAATAAGTGCGTTGGATTTTCTTTTTCCTGCGATAAATATTAATCGAAGTGAGAATATTAGCCATATTGTACATAACGGTTCGGCAGGGTTTAAAAAAGCACTTACCTGTCGGCTCGCACAAAGTTAATTAAGTGCATAAAACTTTCGGTTACCACAGACTCCCTGCTTTTGCATAGGTGCTGTTATAAGCCGTTTTATTCAAATTATTATGTTTAACAAAACTTACGAATTTAAGAAAATTAAAAAAGAATTAGAAACAATCAAGGTGTTAGATAAATATGCTTTGTTTGAATGTTATGGGGATTCAATTGCTACTTTTGGTTATCGTGAAAACGGGACTTATCATCAATTTTGCGTAATTTGTGATGATGACTTTTCAAGAGAAATTCAGATTTCAGATTTACTCGAATTAAAACGAATAACATTTTTTAGTCATGTTGTTTTTTTAGAGCAGTCAAGAAAAGCAGATGAACAAATTGCTTCTGTTTCTTGGTCAATGTATGAGAATAGCGGTCTTAATTAAATGGCTTATAACGGAACGCAAGTAGGCATCCGTTTTAATGGTGCTTACTTGCTGTTATCGGATAGTAAAGGCTACGAAATTAAAATACTAAAATTTAAAATATGAAACAGAAATTTTTATTTATTAAAATGCTTTGGATGGTTCTTAGAAACAAGGAAAGTGGTTGGATGTTCTTTAGAATGACAGAGCAACAACAAGAGGATTTTTTAAACGGCAGAAAAGATATTGACATTACATTTAGATATGTAGGAATGGATAAAAGAGTTGTTGCGAAAGTTGTGGAACGGTTACAGAAGTAGCCTTTATTTCCGATAACGAAAGACGATAAGCGAAGAAATTAAGGCGAATAAATAACTAAAAATATGAACGATGAAGGATTTAAAAATTAGAGTAAGTAACATGGATGAACAGTCAATTGTTTATCAGCTACTTGAAAAATTAGGATATGATAAACTTTGGTATAAAAAATCAAATGCACATAAGTTTATTTTTGCTGATAAAAACGGTGAAATAGGAATTGGAGTAAGTAAAGATTCTAAAAACTTTGAAAAATCTGAACACATGGAAACTGATGTTTTAGGATTGCAAAAAATGTTGGATGAACACGAATCTAAGCCTTAATTATTTTGCTTATCGTGTGTTAGTAGTAAGCGATAGCGACCCGTTTAGGGTTACTACTAACGTTTTGCGGCTTTGCGTTCGTTGGGGTTTCCCAGCACTAAAGCCGATAAGGAGTACAAATTTTAATTTAAGCACAAATGATTATAGAAAGCACTAAAGCCCCCAATGACGCAAAACCGCTGTTACCAGCAGTGCCTTCATCGGAGGTTTATTTGGAAGATTGTGTAAAGGCATTAAAACGCTTTAACGATAAGCATTTTGACTTGGCAATAGTTGACCCGCCCTATGGGATTGGCTTTGATAGAGAAAATCCTACTATGAGTGCAGGAGTGCGAAAGGATGGGACTAAGAGGAAAATGGCAAGTTGGAGTAACCCAAAAGAAAAAGGATATACTAAAAAGGATTGGGACAAGGAAACGCCAAGCGAGGAATACTGGAATGAATTAATGAGAGTATCTAAAAATCAAATTATTTGGGGTGGTAACTATTTTACGGACTATTTAAAGCCACACGGTGGGTGGATTGTGTGGGAAAAAGGAGTTCCTGAAGGTATGAGTTTATCACAGGCGGAATTGGCTTGGAATAGTTGCTTAAATAGTGTGAGAATTGTAAAAGTTTTATGGGCTGGATATAAAAAAGCGGATAATGAAGATAGATTTCATCCAACGCAAAAGCCTGTTAGATTATACGATTGGATATTACTGAACTTTGCAAAGCCAAATGATTTGATTTTAGATACCCATTTAGGAAGTGGAAGCAGTAGGATTGCAGCGTATAAAGGCGGGTTCAACTTTGTAGGGTTTGAAATAGACCAAGAATATTATGAGAAACAAGAAAAGCGTTTTAATGACTTTAAATCACAACTACGGTTATTTTAGCGGTGTCGGTTCTGGCATTGCTGGTAACGGTTTGCGGCTTTGCGAAGTTGCTTAAATAAATTAAATATGAAACAATACAGATTGATACAATTTTGCAAAGCCGCTGTTAGCGGTAGGTTCGTTCCTTTTAGATATTATCTCACAGAGTTTTTCTGTTGGGTTGTATGTGGAATTGATTACTATAAGAATTATAGGAGGTTTTACAGAACTGACCGCTAACGGCTGACGCTATACGAAGGCAGGGTTAAGATGCACTCCCTTTCAGCCTTAAATAAATGATAAAAGATGTACGAACGCTCACTTTAGCAGTACGCCCCTGCTTTTGTATAGCGTATGTTATAGGGCGTTAATCTTTGAAAAATGAACTTAATAGAAGGATTACAAGAAGAAATTAAAAGGGTAAACGAAATTATTAAAGAATATGATGAGTTACCAAGTGGTGCAGGAGCTTTCGCTTCTGCAATGATGAAAGGCAGTATAAAGATTGCAGAAAAAGCCATCGCAAATATGGACACGGTAGCAATGTTGTCTGCAATTAAAGATTTAAAGGAGTACGAGCTTTAATGCCCTATAACTTACTTATTGGCGAAATTTTAATACACTTAAATCATGCGTGTTTACTTACAATTTTCTTGCAAATACACCCTTAATTTTAACCATAATTATGTGTTGGTTGAAAATTATAATTTTTTAGTAAATTTGAAGACAAATAGAATTTTAAAACAAGTAACAAAAGGAGGTTCGATTGGTTATGTTATCGAAAATAAGTTTTATTCACTAACTAAATTTCGGGATTGTTTAGTAAAAATAGAAAAAAGTAAATGCCCATTTTAAAACTAAAGTAAAATGACAAACGTAAAAAGCTATACAGATAAGCAATTATTAGATAGAGTTGCACAATTACCAAGTTTCAAAGGTTATCCTGAAACCTTTTGGCTGTTATTCGTTAGAAGTAATGAAGATGAAACAGATAAATTTGATGACAAATGTTATTTATTTCGAGGATCTAAATTTGTCCTTGTAACTTCATGCACTACAAACAAAGGAAATAAAGGAACTGGAGTTGTTTGTTCAAATGTATGGAATTACGGAGCTTGGCAAATTGGAATGCACAAAGGAAAAGTTAAAGCAGGAATTCAAAGAGTAGGATTTGCGTATCAAAGAGATTTTACAGCAGACGGGAAAACCAATCCAACTACTAAAATAATGAAAGACATTCGTGGATTCAATTTTCACCCAGCGGATCATGACATAAAAAGAAATATTATCAAAAACAATATCGGTGGATGGAGTGAGGGATGTTTTGTGTTGAATGACATTCCAATGTACATGAGAATCATAAACACGGTAGAGCCACAAAAAGTATTTAGTATGGTTTGTATTGATGAATTTTAGCTATATTTGGCTTTTCGTTTTACAGGTTTATGTTTTTGTTGAAAAAGGGGGTTAATTACTCCCTTTTTTATTGCTTAAAAATTATTTTTATATATTTTATGTATATTAATATAATTTGTGTATATTTGCATAAATTTTAAATAAAATGAGTGAAAAAAAACAGATTCAAAAAGTAGAGATTTCGGAAGAGCAGTACGAAACCTTACGACTAGTTGCGTTGAAAAACGGACTAAAAAAGACTAAACCTGCTGTGGTTGAAATGGCAATTCAAATAGCTTGTGATTTAATCGAAAAAGGTATTGAACATGATTTTCATCGAGCAACAGGATTGAAAAAGTAAAACATAAAAACGAAGTAAAATGGAAAAAAAAGATCATTTCAGAAAAGTGTATAAAAGCGACCATTTAGGAGTTGCAGATTTAGAAGATTTAAAGGAAAATAATATTCCTTTAATTTTTACAATAAAGGAAGTAAAGCAAGAATTAAATTTTTCAGTTGCTGGAAAAAAAGGAGACTTTAATATTGCTTATTTTAATCAAAATATTAAGCCTTTAGTTTTAAACGCTACTAACTCAAAAATCGTTAAATCATTTGCATCTAATAAAAGTCCTTATGTTCAGGATTGGAAAAACATTCCAGTTGAGTTGTATATTGACTATTCTGTAAAAATGAAAGGTGATGTTGTTGGGGGTGTTAGAATTTCTCCAGTACAACCAAAAGTTCAAGTAAAAGAAAAACCATTTTTTATAGAAGATAATTTTGAAAAAGCAAAACAAGCAGGAGCAACTATTGAGAAAATCAAAGAAATTTACCAAATAACAAATGAAGTTGAACAAAAATTTTTAGATTATGTCGCAGGAAATTGAGCAAAGAACAGATGAATGGTTTAATCAAAGATTAGGTCGTTTTACAGCATCAAGAATTGATGAGTTAATGGGGGTTAAAGGATTAGGATTAACTGGTGAAGATTACGCATTTCAAAATGCTTGTGAAGTTGTATTTGGTCGTAATGAAGAAGATAGTTTTGTTTCTTATGATATGCAAAGAGGTATTCAATTAGAACCTTTAGCTTTTGCAAAATTCAATGAAATTAATCAATTTAATTTTATCAAAGCAGAACAAGCTAGTTTCTTTCCTTATGGTGAGCATTCGGGTGCGAGTCCTGATGGATTAATTGGAAGTGATGAAATACTAGAGATAAAATGTCCACGACCGAATAAGTTTTTTAAATTAGTTGAAAAAGGAGTTTCAGCAATTGATAGACTTTATATTCATCAAATGCAAATGCAAATGTTATGTACAAACTCAAAAAGATGCTATTTTTTCAATTATATTATCTATAATGGTATTGAGATGTGGCACGAAATAATAATTGATCGTGATGAGGCTATAATCAATAAAATAAAAGAAAGAATTGAACTTGCAATTGAATTAAAGTTACAATTTATTGAGTCGTTGAAAAAAAACATTCAATTTGAATTAATTTAAATCAAAATAAAGATGAGTAAAATAAGTAATAAGTCAAAAGTAGAAGCTTTAAAAAACTGGCTTCAAAGTATAAACCCAATTAATAAATTTATCGCATGAGTGCAATTATTCAAATGTCAATTGACTTGTCAAAAATTGACAAGTCCAAGTTAAAAGACGGAAAGTATTTAAACGTAAATATTAACGTAAACGATGAAACAAAGTACGGAAACAACGTTTCTATGTGTTATAACCAAACAAAGGAGGAAAGAGATTCAGGAGTAAAAAAAACATATTTAGCTAACGGGCGTGTGGTTTGGACAGACAACGTTATCAAATTAGCTGAAAAGGATGTTCAAAATGATATTCCAAGCGGTAATATTAAAACTGAATTAGATAATTTGCCTTTTTAGTCAAATAACTTTCATATTTAAATCCACTAATTTCTAGTAAGTTAGTGGATTTTATTATTTAGAATGAAAATAAATAATAATATTTTTATATAATTTGTGTAAATTATTAGAAATAGTTTGTATATTTGTAGAAACAAAACGAAAAAGTTATGAAAACAATAGCAAAAATAACACCTAAAGAGAACAGAATTAGAAGATCATTATTGCCCACAAGTAGAAGAAAACTTTGGCTTCAAGAATCACAGCAAGTTTATGTAGTTAGATTATTTTGGTTTATGGATAAACCAATTATAAAAGAAACTATTGATTACCCTTTAAACGACTAATCATGGCATTTAACAATTTTAACTACAATCACGATGGAATCACTTTTGAAGTTTTTTACAGAAAGAACCGAGAAGATGAACCCGAAATTGAAAACATCATGTTGGGTAAACACGATGTTACCGATGAGATTCAAGACACTATTGTGTATAGTTTCATAAACGACACATTAACCGAAAAATGGCAAAACGATGAGTTATAAAAGCACGTTAGAACGATACAAAGCAATAGCGAGGTCTAAACAAGAAGCAACAAGGTTTAGTCCTAATTGGTTAAAAGAATTTGAAATTGATCGTTATTTAGCTAAAAAAGGGACTGCAAAGAATCCAGTAATTTCTTTTGATATGTTTCAGGTAGTTATTAAAATGAAAGAAATAGGTAACATTGTTCATGCTGTTGGAATAAACGGAAATAATCAAACGTTATTAATTTTAAAAAAGAAGTAAGATGAAACTAACAATTGAAATAAATTATAAGAATTCGGTTGAGCGTGTAAGACATCGACAAAAAGCTGAGAAACTTATACGTTCAGGTTTGGAAAGTTATTCCTGTAAAGAGTTTTCCTTTGCGATTAATAAAGAAGTAAAGCAAGAATTTCCAAGTATTAAATTTGTCAGATTTGAGCAAATAAACGGGGAATTTTGTATGATAATCCCCAGTAAAATGAATTTTTAAAAAAAATAATTATGATAATAGAACAAGTAAAAGTTGGTCAACGTTGGAGTAATGTAACAAGACCGCAGATAGTCGAAGTAATGTTTACAAACGTAAATAAGTACGGAGTTAAATTAGTAACGTACAATGTTATTAAACCAACATCTAACAATCCATTAACAGAGTTTACAGTTCCTGAACATAGATTTCTAAATATTTATGAAAAATAAAGAATCACTTGATAAATACATCGAATATTTTGATCCACGACACCATGAACAATATCGTTTCAGTTACCTGGTAACCATGAAAAAACTTGTGTTAGTACACTTAAGAAAACAAGGTTATTCAAAGCGAGATTTGTTAAAGGTTTTCAGGTGCAATATTTCAAGTATTCGACATTTAGAAAATACAGCACACATTTTTGTTGATACTCCAGAACAAATGTTTCAAAAGGATTGGATGTGGTTTATTGCAAGCGGTCAAATTCCAGTTAAAAAAATGAATATGTTAGCAACAGACGGAAATCAACATACAAATTTTGAAATGAAATTTATTAATAATAAAAATAAAAACGAAAACGAATGATATTTAACGACCATTTTCAGAACTTTAAAAGCTATAATTTGCATAAGGCGCAATTAATTATAGCTGACATTCCTTATAATTTAGGGAATAACGCATACGCATCAAATCCAGCTTGGTATAAAGACGGGGATAATTCAAACGGAGAAAGCTAACTAGCTGGAAAATCTTTTTTTGATACAGATGAAAATTTTAAACCAGCAGAATTTATGCACTTTTGTTCAAAAATGCTAAAGAATGAACCGAAAGAAAAAGGACAAGCACCATGCATGATTGTTTTTTGTGCGTTTGACCAACAAATGTATTTAATCGAATTAGCAAAAAGATACGGTTTGAACAATTATATTAATTTAGTTTTCCGTAAAAATTTCAGCGCACAAGTATTAAAAGCAAATATGAAAGTAGTAGGAAATTGCGAGTATGGAGTTCTTTTTTATCGAGACAAACTACCTAAATTCAACAATAAAGGTAAAATGATTTTTAATTGTTTCGATTGGGAAAAAGATGAGCCAACAGTTCCTAAATTACACCCGACACAAAAGCCTAAAAAGTTGCTAAAAAAATTAATTGAAATTTTCACAGATGAGGGAGATATTGTAATAGACCCTTGTTGTGGAAGTGGTAGCACAGTAGTTTCAGCTATTGAAATGAATCGAAAAGGTTTTGGATTTGAAATAAAAAAAGACTTTTACGCACTTGCAAAAGGTTGGGTTGAAGATACAATTAAGATCAAAAAAGATATTGATACTTTTGGATTCGCAAAAACGCAAATAGAAAAAGAAGGTATTAATTTGTTCAGCGAGTGAGATTATTTGTATATTTGTAGAACGGTTGAAAACATCCACTTAAAACCGAAAGAAGTTATTTAAAGCCTTGAGAGATTAGACGGAGTGGATGCCGTTTAATTTTTCAGGGCTTTTTAATTTAATACATCCACATGGAAGAAAAAAGAGATTCAATGGTTTTTTATCGTAGTTTTTACGAAGCGATTAAAGAACTATCTAAAGAACAACAAGGAGAAATTTACAACGCTATTTTTAGCTATGGTTTGGATTTTAAAGAACCAAATCTTTCAGGTGTATCAAAAACTGTTTGGATACTTATTAAACCTCAAATTGACGCAAACATAAAACGTTACAATAACGGAAAGCAACCTAAGACAAAGCAAGATAAAAGCGAAATAGAAGCGAAACAGAAGCAAAAAGTAAGCAAAACAGAAGCTAATGATAATGATAATGATAATGATAATGATAATGATAATGATAATGTTAATGTAAATAAAAATACATTTTCTTTCAGAAAATCTTTATGTATTTATGGTTTCGATGAAAAATTAATCAATGAATGGTTATTAGTTAGAAAATCAAAAAAATCTGTAAATACTGAAACTGCTTTTAAAACGTTCATCAAAGAAGTTGAAAAATCTAACGTACATAAAAACCAAATTTTAGAAATGTGTGTTTCTAATTCATGGGCAGGATTTAAAAATGAATGGCTAACAAATAAAAACTTAAACAATGGAACAAGAAAAAATGCTGATGAAGCAATGGAAGATACCAAACGAAGAATACTTGGAGATGAGTATCAAAAAAGCGAACCAATCCTTAATGAGCAGGATAACGACTTCACAAGCTACATTGATGTTGACTAATTCGGAATTTATAACAGTCAATCCCATAAAGACAAAAGAAATTTTAATTTCAGTTTGCAATGTTCTTTTTGGTATGGGAAAAGATTCTATTAATTCAGACTTAATAAATATTAGTTTTAAGGCTATTTCTGATAAGTTTGTAGGTATTACCATCCAAGACGTAAGAAACGCTTACAATGACGCTGAAATTGACAAAAAACAGTACGTTTCTCTTACTAGGGATGAATTAATAAATCCAGTTAAGCAATATTGGAGTAAAAAAATAACTTTATTGGCAAAAATTAAGGAGGTTGAAAAGGAATTAGAAGTTGAAAACGAGGGTAAAATACTCAAAGAAAAATTTGAGGTTGAATCGATGCAAATTTTTAAAGAATCATTAAATCAAAAAAAATGGTTAGGTACTCCGATTAATGCCTTTTCAATCCTTACACAACAAAAAGAAAAAAATACAAATGAAATTTCTTCTAAATTTACTCAAGATGAAAAGAATGACTTATATCAAAAATGCTTACGTGAAAACAATAGCGCAAAGCATATTGAATTAGACAAGTGCGAAAAGAAAGAAGTTGAAAGTTGGTTGGAAAAATTAATTGATCCAAAATGGTTATTTGCAAATGAATTAATGAAACTTTATTTTGAGCGATATGTTAAATAAGCCTTTTTTCGAGTTGGTAAATGATGTATTAAATTTGCCTGACACATCTATTGACTGTAAATACTTTTCTTGTCAAAGTACACATTTTGTGGCTAAAAAGCAAAAGGAAAACGTTGAAGCAATTATAAGCAAAGGGATAAATCCAAAGGAGAATCAAGACTGTAAAATGGCTAAAATGATTATTACAGATATTTTAAAAGAAATAGAAAAGCTATGAAGTGCAAACATTGTAAAGAGAAATTTACTCCTAAAAACTTCCTCCAAAAATTTTGCTTAGAACGACCCGAATGTGTAGAAGTTTTCGTAGCAGAAGCTAAAGCGAAAAAATGGAAGAAAAAGAAAGCCGAAATGAAAATGGAGTTAATGACATTAAGCGACTATCTTAAAATTGCTCAAACTGTATTTAATAAATTTATACGTCAACGAGATATTGGACAACCTTGTATCTCTTGCGGTAAAAAGATAAACGGAGTAACTCACGCTTCACATTACAAAAGTCAAGGAGGACATTCAAACGTCAGATTCCACGAAAATAACGTCTGGAGTTCATGCTTCAAGTGTAACGTTGAACTTTCAGGAAACCTATTAAATTATCGTGAACGGCTAATTCAAAAAATTGGACTGTGCGAAGTTTTGGAACTTGAAAAATTATCAATGATTGAAAAGAAATGGAATATTGATGAGGTAAAAGATATTATTCAAAAATATAAAGCGTTAACAAAATGATTACAGAAAAATATAAAGTAAAAAGTATTGATAGATTTTTAACTGATGAATGGTTGCTTAAAAAACATTACGCAAAAAGACGTTGCAGTATTTCTTATTCATTTGGTTTATTTGATATAAATAATATTTTAATTGGAGTTTGCACCTTTGGAAGTCCAGCTTCACGTTCTTTATGTGTTGGAGTTTGTGGTGTTGTAAATTCACATAAGGTTTTAGAATTAAATAGGCTTTGTGTAAATGATGGACTTGAAAAAAATGTATTAAGTTTTTTTGTTTCTAGTTGCTTAAAGTTATTACCAAATGATTTGATAATTGTAAGTTATGCTGATACTTTACATGGGCATAAAGGCTATATTTATCAAGCAACAAATTTTATTTATACGGGCGCAACAAAAGAAAGAACTGATATAGATACTGGAGATAAAAAACACTCGAGGCATTATAAAAAAAATTCTGATTATTCAAAGAGAAAATTTAGAAGTTCAAAACATAGATACGTTTATTTTATTGGATCTAAAAAACAGGTAAAAAAACTTAAACAATCATTGAATTATCAAATAGAGCCTTATCCAAAGGGAGAAAATAAGAGATACGATTCAAGTTATTCAACACAAATACAGACTCAATTATTTTAATTTATGATCTACGACACAAACATAGAATTAGAACGAAATAGGTTATTTAGCCGTTTAGAGCAACTTTTAAGTAAAAAGTGTATAGTTGAGTTATCTGAAAAGAAAAAGACACGCACACTATCCCAAAATTCGTATTTACACGTTTGTATTTCCATTCTTGCGGTTGAAACTGGAAACAATCTCGAAGACATGAAACAAGAATTGAAACGCGCTTGTCATTTTATGCACACTTTCGATGGAAATAAATTTAAAACTAGGTTAACAAGAAATTTAGACACAAAGGAGTTAACGGATTTTATTGAGTGGATTAGAAACTATGCAGGAATGCAAGGATATTACATTCCAACAGCAGAAGAATATAAGTCAAATCAATTTGAAATCGACAAGGAAATAGCGAGACATAAAGAATTTTTGTAAATATTTATATATTTTGTGTACAATTAAAAAATATTTGTATATTTGCTGAAACTAAAAAAAAATAAAGTTCATGGAAAAAGTAAGTTTATACGCAATGATAGGAGGATTGATTTTCTTTCTTTCAGTAATATTTGCAATTTTAATCTATTTGGATTCAATTAAACTAAAATACGAAATCAAATACATTCATGGTTGGTGGGTAATTAGAGATGTAAAGACTCAAACTCACATAAAAAGATTTCCAACAGAAAAAAGAGCGATAGAGTGGTTTAATGAAAATTGTTTGTAATGATAAGTGCAAATCAACTAATTAGTTTAGACTTTGAGTTTAACAATTTTGATGAAGTTTATGAATTTAAAGATATTTCAGTTGAGTTTAACGATTTAGATTCATCCGAAATGATAGTAAAGTTAAACGGTTTCCAGTTGTATGGAATAAACGATTATAGAGATATTCAAAAATTAATAGATTTAGTTTATGGCTAGAAAAATGTACAGACCTGATAAACCTCTTGGTAAAAACTTTGAGCGTTTAATGTTTGGAGTTGCAATAATGGTTATAATTTTGGTAGTTGCTAAATGTAATGGCATGATTCCTGAATGATTCAAATAAGAGTTTTATAGTTTTAATAGTTGAATTTGTATTACTTATACTTTTTTTTATTATTTTTACACTATTCAAATAAAAGTTTTGATGAACTAAATAACAAAAATTGAGTGAATTACTAAATACTATTTCAAAGCATCACAATGAGTGGGTAAGAATAGTACGTTCATTTGGGGAGAATCAATACCATGAAGACATAGTTCAGGAGATGTATTTAAAAGTTCATAAGAACCGATTAAAAGATGTTTGGTTTAAAAATGGAGAGTTAAACGTAAACTACATTTTTTCAATATTGCACAATATCTGTTACGACTTAAGAAAGCAACGCAATAAGATTAGCAAGGTAGAAATAGATGTGTTACTAAATTTATCCAATTCAGACTTGAATAAAGAAATTGAACAGAATGAGGTAAATCAAATAATTGAAAAAGAAATTCAAAGTTGGGATTTTTACGATCAAAAAATGTACGAGGTATATTCACACCACGAAAAGTCAATTAGAAAGATACACAAGGCAACAGGAATAAGCCAACGAAGTATTCACACGACATTGACCAACTGCAAGAATAGAATAATTGAACGAATAAATAAAGAAATGAAATAATTATGGCACGACCAAAGAAAAAATCACAAGGA